AAAGGACCGTATATGATGGCTGAAGGTGTTAATCGTAATAAAAGAATTTACCCATTAGATGAAATGCAACGTGAAACTAAGCGTTATGAAAATCTAATGGTTAAAACTGGAAGAGCAATGGGTGAATTAAATCACCCTACTACAGCCGATGTTGATCTTGAAAGAGCTTGCCATTTGGTAACTGAAATGTCTCAAGACGGTAATGTATTCTACGGTAAGAGTAAAGTATTATCTACACCGACAGGTTTAATTGTAAGAAGCCTTATTAATGATGGTGTAAGAGTTGGTATGAGTTCAAGAGCTTTAGGTCAACTTATACCTGAATCTGGTTCAGATGGTGTTAATAGAGTTAAAGATTTTAAATTAGTAGCTATTGATTGTGTTGCAGATCCATCTTTTCCAAAAGCTTTTGTAAATGGTATCTTGGAAAGCAAGCAGTACGTAGTAAATAAATATGGACAGTTCGAAGAATCTTATGATACATTTGAAAAAAATATTTCTAATATGCCTTTAAAAAGTAAAGATCAATTTTTAAAAGATAATATCATCAAATTTCTAAGGACCCTTTAATAATATGAAAGAAGTTAAAACAAATTTAAAAAAATTTATTAGTAATGTAATGAATCGTAATTATAAAAAAGCTAGTTCAGATTTATCTAACACTATTAACAAGAAAATGGAACAAAAGATATTAAATAATAATATAAATATATTCTAATTATGGACATTAAACAAATTTTATCAGAAGCTACTAACGGTGCACTTAATGACGAAGTGTTATCAGAAATTGAAAACGTCTTTGAGCAAAAGATTAACGACAAGGTTGAAATTCATGTCGAGCAAGCTCTTAACGATCAAGATGAATTATATGCTGAAAAGTTAGGTGAACTTGTACAAAAGATTGACGAAGATCATTCATCTAAGCTGAAAAATGTAGTCCAAGCGATTGACGCTGACAGAGCTACGAAGTTAAAGATGGTCGTTGAAAAGTATGAAAGTGCTTTAAATGGTGAAGCAGAAGGTTTTCAAGGTCAACTAATCGAAAGCATTTCTGATTACTTAGTTGTTTATTTAGAAGAAAAAATTCCAGTTGAAAGTGTTCAAGAAGCAGTAAAGAACACTAAGGCTAAGAAAATTTTAGAAGGCCTAAGAAGTCATCTAGCAGTTGATAGTGCTTTGGAAAAAGAAAGCATTAAAGAGGCCGTAATGGACGGTCACAATCAAATTAATGAAGCTTCTAAGAAGCTTGAGTCTGTTGCAGAAGAAAATGCAGTTTTGAAAGAAGAATTAGATACAGCAAAAGCTGGTTTAGATTTAGAAAATAAAACAGCTAATCTTGATAAGAGAGCAAAGAAATTTATATTTAAGGTTATGGAAGGTAAGGGCGCTGAGTTCATTACTGAAAACTTTGATTATACATTGAAGCTCTTTAAGAAGAAAGAAAGCAATAGGCTCGAGTCTTTGAGAGAAGAAGCTTTAAGTACCAGAGATGACGTCGATAGAGTCATTTACGAAGACACTACACAAGAGATTGTTAGTGAAAGCGTAAGTAGCCCTTATATGGACGAATTATCTAAGTACTAGAATTTCCTATATTGTTTAGGTATTCCTGAGTTTCCTGGTTTTTTAAACCTTGGGGTCGAATATAAAGGAAAAATACAATTATGAATTCAATAAGACCTACACAGGCTTATATCGATGAGAATCGTGCTGCACAATTACTTGAAAAGTGGGCTCCAGTTTTGGACTACTCTTCGAAGAGCGTTGCAGTAATTGAAGATAGTCACACTCGTTTAAATACTGCTATGCTACTTGAAAATCAAGAAGCATGGTGTATTCAAGAAGCAGGACCTAATTACGCTCCTACTACCGGTAACACAGCTGGTAATGGTGGTTCTTTAGGTAATGACTTCGGTACAAATGGTCGCACCAGACCTTCTGGTACACCCGGTGCTGATGATTATGCATCCGGTGACTATCGTCTACCAAAGATTCTTATCCCAATGATTCGTCGTACTTTTCCCGAGTTAATTACAAATGAAATCGTTGGTGTTCAACCAATGGCTGGTCCAGTTGGACTTGCATTTGCTCTTCGTTATCGCTACAGTGGTGAAACACTTGGCCAAGGTATCGATGGTAAAGGCGGTAGCACTGGTGGCGCTGGTGGTGGACTTGGCAATTTAGCTTCTCTTTCTGGTGAAGCTGGTTATCAAGAACTAAACACCCAGTATACCGGTTCATCTGCTTCGTTCCTTTCTGGGAATTCTGCATTTACCGTTAGTGAACGTGATCGTGGTGTCGCAGCTCTTCTTAAGAACTTCGAAGTCACAGGTAACATTCCTACAATGGAAGTCTCTTTCGAGAAGACTGCTGTTGAAGCTGGTACTAGACGCTTAGGCGCTCGCTGGTCGGTTGAGCTTGAACAAGATCTCAAAAACATGAATGGTATCGATATCGATACTGAATTGACAAACGCTATGTCGTATGAAATTCAGGCTGAAATCGACCGTGAAATGCTTATGAGAATGATTCAAGTCTCTCTCAATGGCGGACCAGGAACAGGATTCTCCACATGGAGCCCTGCTTCTGCAGATGGCCGTTGGTTAGTAGAACGCAACCGCGACTTCTATCAAAGATTAATCGTAGAAGCTAACAGAATCGCAGTGAGAAATCGCCGTGGAGCTGCTAACTTCATCGTAGCTACACCACGTGTATGCGCTATCTTGGAAATGCTCCCTGAATTCCAGTGGGTACCAGTCCAAGGTAATGTTAATACACAACCAGTTGGTGTTGCTAAGGTAGGTAATCTTGGTGGTCGCTTCAATGTATACAGAGACACTCGCACAGAAGGCCAAGCTATTGGAAACAGTAACAATGGCGCTGGATACGCGACTGCACCTGAATATGCATTGCTTGGTTACAAGGGTCCAGAGTTTTATGACACTGGTATCATCTACTGCCCATACATTCCAGTTATGGTTCAGAGAACAATTGGTCCTAATGACTTCGCGCCACGTGTAGGCTTGCTTACACGTTATGGTGTCGTAGACAATATCTTCGGAGCAAATCTCTACTACCACGTTATCATTGTAACAGATCTCGGGACAGCATTCACACCTGGTACTAACTCGGTGTACTTCGGCTAATCTTGATGTTATAAGATAAACACTTCAAGACCTGGTTCATTTCTGAGCCAGGTCTTTTTTTGTCTAATCGAAAAAAGCTATATAAGTGGTGTAGCATACAACACAACCTACTATTGCCCACATTATATATTCATTTATCATTGCTTTGAGGTTTTAATATGAACTGCTTCTGGGTCAATTAGATTAGCAGCATACTTCTCAATAAGATCTTTACTCGAAGCTCTTACTGGGTTAATATCAATACCACCTCTACGAGCATATAAACACATTACTAATAGCTCAGAAGGGTCAAAAGCATCTTTCAATCTCTTATAGAAACATTCACAAATCTCTTCATGAAAATGACATTCATCTCTATATGAAACTACATAATTCTTAATACTATGAGCATCGATAGCATGCTTTGATTTAATATGAATGAATACATCACCCCAGTCAGGTTGAGAAGTTACTCGGCAATTACTCTTTAATAGACCTGAATAAAACTTTTGCTCTAAATCTCTTTTACGAATAATACCTTGTAATAACCCAGGGTCTTCTGTATATTGAGTATATACATAATCTTTATGATCTTCTAATAGGTCGACATTTTGATAACCTTCAATATCCCACGCATTATTAGGACTATCAACTTTATTATTCACCATATCACCGGCTTGGAATTTAACTTCAACTTTAGTCTCTAATAATTCACTTAAATCTATACTAGCGCCCTCTTCAAAACTCAAAATAGCATCCTCTTTACTTGCACCCATTTTAGTCATATTAAAGGAGTTAAAGTATAGCTTTATACTCTTACTTTCAACAATATACTTACTACTACAGGGATATACACACTTCACAACACCAGTTACAGGACGTCCATTATCTAGAAGGAATGAACATTCATATGCATTCCATGTATCAGAACCTACAAAAGGTAAGTCATCATCGAATATATTTAAATATTCTCGATTATTACTCCGAGGTTCTCTTACAAGCAAATCGGGATCATACGTACTCTTATATTGAGACGTCTGCCCTAAATGCTTACTAATTCTACTATTATCTAATTCTTTATTTGCCATAATTATCTACTATATTATAAATTGTTTTCATACGATTATCAACTGATCCATTCAACCTTATTACTTTAATATCAAAATGATTAATTGCCTCTTCAAATAGACTAATGATAATATCACGAAACTCTTTATTCGCACTTCTCTCCCCATCATCTACTAAGGGTATATCAGGTTCTGTATAAAGTATAATATCGATACTACCAATGAGTTTCTTAAAGAGATATTCAGTATAATGATACATCTCAATAGGTATTTTTTTCTTTTGATATTGATACATTGTATATATTAAACCATCTAAAATACATCTATCCAATACAACATCTTTATCTTTAAAATCTAAATAGTTATATAAATGACTATTAACAGTTACTAATTGAGTAAATTCATCACCATCTTCATTAATATCTAGTTTATATTTCTTTTTTAAGCCTCTAGTTATTTCCGGTACGAAGTTAAACTTACGAAACCTCTCATCAGTTTGCATTTTAGTAAGCAAAGTAGATTTACCAGTACTTTGAGCCCCTGTAAAACTAATAACCATGACCAATTATATCTTTAAAGCAATTAACGTTATATTCTATATCTTCCATTTGTGTATCTGTAACTTCATGATCAATTAAATCAGCTAACATAATTGAAGGCTTCTCATTTAATCCTAGATTACCAGTATATCTAAGTTCCTTAATACCAGCTACTACTGGATTAGAAGTATCTACCGATCTAATAGTTTTATCGCCTACGTAGTTTTTAAACTCTTTAGCAAATGAACAACCTAATAGATGATGCGGTTTTTGATTATTCCAAATACCATCTTTCTTTAACTGCTCTATCAATCTACGACGACCATCGCACCATCTTTCTAATTTAGTTTTACCCTTACCAGTTACAATATAATAACTAAAATCGAAACTGATTGCAATGTAATCAGCATTTTCTGACATATAATTATAACAATCTACTATTTCATCATACGTCTTACCTTGAACAGCTCCTATCTTTAAACCAGGTAACTTTGTATACTTAGTAGTAAAATCATGGAAACCTTTAATTGTTGCATAACCATCTTCTAAAACATCGGGTACGATATAATAAGAAGGTTTTAATTCTTTTACGTATTTTGCAAACTTACCCGGTTCAAATGATTCACCAAGTTCAAAAATACTATTATCTAAAAGGACTTCTCTACCCTGTTTTACACTATTTTTAAAGTATGAATAATACTTTGGATGTGTTTCAAATAGATGAACCAACGCGTAATCGTAGTCGTTATACTCTTTTGATTTATCTAATATACTAATCGGACTTTCATGTGATACTAACATATATCAATTATATAGACAGAAATAGGTATATCAAGTAAATAATTATATGGCCTTCGGACTAAATGTAGATTTCAGCGGAATAATTGGTAACCTTACTAAACAACTTAGATCTCTGGCTGCTTCGCAGATTAAGAGCTTTAGTAATATGGTTAAATCTAAAGCAATTGCAGCTATTAATGGTGCAGTTGGTTTTAATTTAACTGGGATGATTGGTACAAGTTTAAATTTAACTATGTCCAATATTTCTGGTTCTATGAGTTTTTCTAATCTACTTGCACAAACCCCTTTTGCAAAATTAAGTAGTATGGATTTAAACGCGCTTTGGGGAAATATTACGGATAATATTGGCCAAAATTTAAATGCTTTTGCAAAAAATATATCTAGTGCATATCAAAATATAAATTTTGATGATTTAAATTTAGGAGAAAAATTAACAGGAGCAGTTAATGGTCAAATAGAAAATATTAGTAGTGAAATTGAAGCGGGTATAGTAGCTGGTAAAAGTTCATTAAGTTCTTTAGCTAACTTAAATAATTTATCTAATACTCAAATTAGAAATTTTACTTTTGACCCTCAAGCTCAATTAGATTATGTTACTGGTCTGGTACAAAAACAAAAAGATAAAATTTTTGATTTAGCATTTAATAGTGTACCAGAATCTTCAGTTTTCGATGAACAAGTAGCTGGTTTATCAGAAACCGCGGTTGAGAGTTTTGCGAATACTGGTGATGATAACATAGATTTTGCGTTTATTAGTAATACAACTATTGAGGAGGTCAAATTGAATACCGCTGCGATATCACAACAACAATCTCAACTTAAAACTATAGAGCAAGAAAAACCTCCTATAGCAAGGAAAGTTAATTTAGATAGATATGGTAAAGAAAATGAAACACTTGCATATTTAAAAAGCCTAGATCAAACCGAATTTCGAGCTCCTGAAAATACTGACCCGATACCAACAATACCATCGCAAAGATATATAGATTTTATAGACCCATCTACTGGTCAAGTAATTGGTATTCAAGATACTGTAGACGGGGTAATACGACCAGTGTAATTAAGTATAACATTGTAATATGCAATAATTAATTTAAATATAATAATAATATGGAAAAAGAATTTAATAGTATGTATTTGGGTATAGTAGTCCAAAATAATGACCCTCAAAAAAGAGGTAGGGTCAAGGTATTTGTACCCCACTTATCACCAACTATATATGAAAATTGGGTAAGCAGTAATAAAGATAAATTTTTTAAATCTATTGACGGTCAATTAGAACCTATAATGTCTAAACTAAAAGTAGTATTACCATGGGCTGAGGTTAGTTGCCCGCTAACAAGTGAAAATACTTCTAAACGGTATAATAATTATACAAGGAAAGCTACTGTTTCTGATACTAATTCTTTCACTAACCTAAGTGCAGATAATTCTACCTCTAGTGGTGAAATATACGATCAAAGTATGTTTAGATTGAGCGATGCTTTTAATGATGGTAGTAATAATATTAATAATGTAAATCCATATTCTTTTAATTATAAACCTAATACGTATTCTAATAAAGCAAAAGGATCGTTTGGAATACCTAGTGTAGGTGCTCACGTTTATGTATTTTTTAGAGATGGTAATACTCAGTTTCCAGTTATTATGGGGACGTCATTTGGTAAGGATGATTGGCAAGGTATATATGATAATGAAGTAGATTACCCAGGTAAATTTGAAAATTACGATAGCAGCTCTACTGAAGAAGATTATAATGTAAAAACATATAGAAATAAATATGTACTAAATCAAAAAGGTGGTACTTTCGAAATCAATAATACAGACCATAATGAAAAAATTAAACTAACCCATTATTCAGGTTCATTTAAAGAATTTAACAATAATACAAATTCAGAACTTGCTACTAAAAATAATCAAAAGTTAGTTATTAATGATGAATTTAGTACCGTTAAAGGGTTTAAAAATGAATTTACTGGTAAGAATTATGATGAAATAATTTTAAGAGATAAGTATAAAAAAATTGGTAACTTGAATGAAGATTTTTTCAATGAATGGAAACTAGCTTTTGGGGTTATGCAAGATAAAAAACAATTGTTTGATATCAAACGTGCTGAAAATAATAACGTTAAATCTAACGGAGATATTATATTAAAACTTAATAGTATACAACAAGCACGGTCCGGTACTTTTGCTGATTTCCCTGTAACTAAGACTAATAAATTTGTAACTTTAAATAATTTAAATACGTTTGACACTTCCGTTTTTACAGGTTTAAATATTTCAGGAGCCTTACAGGGTGGAGGTCTTCCATATTATGATAATAATCTGACATTATTAGCTGGAATTCTAAAACCTGAAAAAGCTGCCGCGGCAAATATCGGTACTACTGATGAACAATGGCCTGGAGAAGCTGGAAAGCGTTTTCCAAATGGGGATGGTAAAAGTCCATCTACACAAGATGGTTCATGGGACCCCGAAGATAAAAATTTAAGTCAAGAAATTTTAAATATTCAAGGAGACTTAATGGTTAAAGAAAAGGATTTTGGTCTCGGAGGTAACGAAATTATTGAAATTAGTAAAAATAAATTGGAAAATATCGGTACAGTCATGAATGATTATGGTAGTATTAGATTTGATCCAATAGGTAAATTACTGAATAACGAAGTTCTTGTCGGTAGTAAAGCCACATACGTTAATAGCGATGCCGGTCCATTGCTTGAATATGTTGATGTTCAAGACTTACCTGGTGGTACTTATAATTTAAATGTTAACAATAGGTATAATGTTATGGTCGGGGCCGGAGGTATCAATTTAAAATCATATGGACCTACAAATATATCAGGTAGTATTACCAACATAGCTGGTCAACAAGTTAATATTGGTTCAGAAAATGAAGTAAATATTGACGGTAAAGTAATTAATATTAGTGCTGATATTTTAAAATTACGCAATAAAAGACAGAGACAAGTTCTTGTAGATAGTAGTTTAGGTGTCAATAATAATGTTGTTATCGGTGGAGGTTTATCAGTTGAAGGGGAAACATATTTACAACATGTTACTGCTCCATCAGAAACGCAAATAACACAAACAACTCAAGCTTTAGGTCAAACAGTTATGGGAGCAATTCTTGGATATGTGTGTGTCGCTTATGGTTCATCACAAGGGCAATTCGCTGTTATTGGAGGTGGATTTGGACCTCCAGGTACACCATCATTACCAGATACAATTGCTACATACCCACATACTCATGCATTTGAAAATATACCATTGACATTAACTGATTCAAATGAAAGTACACGTAACTCAGCCAAAAATCAAGGTATAAATAGTGAGAATAGAGTTATTGCATCACCTCAGTTTAACACTCAAAAATCTGGAATTACTGTTGAGGAAATAAAAGCACCGTTACCACCTACAATAAATACACAGACTCCAGTGGCACCGACACCTGCTCCTCCAGCTTTCGACGGTACCGAGATACCAAGTGCGATTTCAGATACGGTAAATGAACTTGGTGAAACGATTACCGAAGGTAATACATTCACCGGAACTATTGATTCTGGTGGAATAATTGTTGACGAGGAGCAGACCGCAGCCGAAGCATCAGGAACAGTGTTAGGTGTTGACATATAGTTATTAACCCATATTAAATAATATAAAAGATGATTAAATTTACAGAATATAAAGTCAATAATAGTATAACCAATACGTTATCAGATGATAAATTTGATGTCGATAAACCTTTCAATTTTGTTGAGTATCTTAACTATGTAAAAGTTATAGATAATAATGATTTAGAAAATTTTAACCAATATAAAAAATATTTAGAAAAATGGAAAACTAGTGATTATGAAAATAATAAGGGTAATAGTCTTAACATAAAAGCAATTTACAAAAACTTTTTTAATGATTTAACGTTAAAATATTCAAGTCAAGAACAACGTAGATTTTTTAATACAATTAATTTAGACGATGATGATTCACTTACTAAAGTTATACCGTTTTACAGAGATAAAATTGTCGAAATACTAAACTATTATAGAGAAAAAAGAAATACCTTTCAAAGAGAATTAAGAGATAAACAAGGTAAAGGTAGTAATTTAAGTGTAAAGGATCAAATTAGAAATAATATTAATAATTTTTTTATTAGTCCAGATTACACTGGTAATATAATTTCTCTTTCTGCTTTAGATATTGATATTGAATTAGGTTACGATACCTTTAATGATTATTTTGATGTGAATCCTGCATCGGTCAATCCAAACGAAACATATATAACCAATGATATAAATAAAAATGCTTTCTTAGATATAGATCAAGCATTGGTAGATGTTTTAAATGATAATAATATTACCATTTCTGAATTAAATCCCTACAATCTTGTAGTTGAATTCAATGAAGTAAATACTAGTTTTTTACAAAGGGATGATTTTATTGATTATAAAATTACTAGCCAGACCGATACATATAGAGTTTTATATGAAGCTGAGCTAGCTGAGCATTTGGTAGGTACTGATTATTACTATCTAAGTACAACTGAAACAAACTTTGTTTCAGGTAAATTATTTGAGGCTAAAAATAAAGCTAAAAATTTCTTTAACATTAACTTTGCCTCAACGCTAGCTAAAGAAGCATACCCATCCGGATTTCAAAGAGATATTGGTTTATTTTTTAACCCAACTAAATTTTCAATTTTAAGAGTAGATGGTGAATATATCAAAAAAATAAAACCCGAATTAAAAGATAATTTTTGTTATATATTTCCAGACCCTGATCAATATGGTGATGTTGTTAATTTAAGTAATACAAAAAGAGACAACCCCTTTAACTTTTATTTTGATAAAAGCAGTTATAAAAATATTTCATCTTCTTCTTCCCGATCTACTGTAAAAGCAAACGAAAGAAATCATTATTTTCATTCATATCAATCTATTGAAAATAGACGACTTAATATAACTAATAATGGTACCTTTGGTGATACCATAACTGATCTCACTAATTACGGTTCTGTAGATAAAATAGAGACAGATATATATGGTAATGAATATATTCAAATGATAACCAATAAAGGTGTAATTAAAAATACATCTGATACAACAGTTATACAAAAAGCTGCGTTTGAATCGGGTAATACAATTGATTTATCTGAAAATAGATACTTTCTTCCAGGTATAGATCATATTGAAGGTTTATCAGGTTTGACTGATAAATTATATACTTTTAAAAAGATTTTTATTAAAGATGCAACTACAAAAGCATTAACACCTTTAACTGCTTCCAGTTTTAATTTAATATATGATAAATTTAAAAATAATTCACAATTATATAATGAAATTATAAACAGTAATATATCAGATATAAATGTGTATGAAGACACCATTAGCATAGATCTAAGTTCCTTTTCTATTATTGATACATTTAAATACGACGGTAACTATATAGAACAGATATCATCACCATTAATAATTAAAAAGGATAATACGGATATATCTTTTATAACCCCTGATTGTTATCATAACGATTCAATTTATAAATTCAATATAAATCTTAATGATTTAAACTCTCCATATATTAATAGTTTTTACTTTGAATTATTTAAGTATGATACTAATAAAAAGACTATACAAGAAATCAGTACAAGAAATAATGAAACATCAAGTTACTTTAAAGAAGCTTTTACCTTTGATAATCAAATTAAAATTAAAAGTTTGTCTAATAGTAACTTAACTTTTAATAGTTATGATAATACGTTTTTATTAACTACTACTTTCACGCGTGAAAATATATACGATACTACGGATAAGGATAATTTAGTTATACATTATTTTAATTTTAGGATAGTTAATGATAAAGTTCAACAAATTAAAAATATATTATACACAAATTATAATGATAATGTTATACCTTATGAAAATGAAAAGGTAAGATTTCAGGGTAATAATACAACATATAATATATATTCACCAAGTGGTGGTAATTTTAATCAAAATGTATTATATGGTAATAAAGACATTATTTTACCACCAATTCCTTTTCCAAGTACTGATACATTTACTTCATTAACATTTGCATATTCAGGTAATGTAAGTGTTAACTTTATTTTGGATCGAGTGGTTCAAAATTCTAATGAGATAAGTTTATATAAAGCTGATATTAATTATGGTGATGGTAGTACTGAAACCCGTTTTTCTAACTTTTTACCATCTGGTAGTTTAAAATTAGATAACTTTACTCACCATTATACATCGTTTAATAGTAGCATCTCTTCGACTGGGGTAATAAAATTTTATTACGAAAATGGTAAAACTGCCAGCGTAAATTTAATATTATTTAAAATTGCTGCAGATTTAACCCCATCTAATTTAAGAATAATAAATAGTCAGAAAAACAATGTAGATAGTTATATTTGCAATTTAATAGATAAAAATAATACAATTTACAATTTTATTGATCAAGATACTACAACATCTACTATAACCGCACCGTTTGAACCTATACCAACACGTATTGGTAAAATACTAAATTTTGATAAAATTGTACCAGGTGCAACTGTAGTAGTAACGGCTAGGTTCGATGATTCAGACATTAATGTAAATTGGGGAGACAGTACAGTGGAAAGTATAACTTCGACAGTCGCATTACCCCACACTTACTAAGCAATTTAATTAAATATCTATATGCCAATTAAACTAAACATTTTAGAGCCTTTAAGGAAACAAACAGAAGATATTATATATAAAGATATTGATTTAAACGTTAATGTAGGTATCGTTAAAGGTGATAATGCTAATAGTCCTGAAAATTTAAAAGATTTAAATACATCGATAAATTTCGAAGCAATTAGAAATTCATTAATAAATCTAATTACAACATTTCCAGGGCAAAAAATACTAAATCCTGAATTCGGTATGAATTTTGGAGACCTTTTATTTTTACCGGTATCGAAAGCAAGAGCTACTGTTATTGGTGAGAATATAAACAACACTGTTGCAGGTTTTGAACCGAGAATTAAAATAGTATTTATTGAAATAACTGCAGATATTGAAAAGCAAGAATATGAATTAGATATTGAAATTAATATTCCAGAGTTTGAAAATAGACCCCTTAACTTAAAAGGCCGTTTAAACAAATCTGGTTTTTATAGTTTTAATTAAATATAATTATGGCAATAAAAAATTTAACTGATTTTAGTTTATCAAGAGATGCTTATGCAGCTTTTGATGCTAAATCACTAAAGGAATTAATTCAAACAAGACTTAACGATGGTGGTATATACACTGACCAATCTTTTGAAGGTAGTAATATGTCATCTATTATTGACGTTATTGCCTATAGCTATCATTTATTATTATTTTACTTAAATCAAACTTCTTCTGAAACAATGTTTACCGATACTAGTATATATGAAAATATGAATAGAATCGTTAAGCTAATTGATTATAAACCGAAAGGCTATCAAACATCTTTACTCACATTTGATGTGACTGCTAGTAGTGAACTTCCTAAAGATGCATATACCATACAAAGATATAGTTATTTTGTTGCTGGAGGTGTCTATTATTCGTTTATAGATGATTGTACTTTTAATAAAACAGTAGATGGTGACCAAGCATTGGAGAATTTTTCTAGTGAAAATATTTTAAGACAAGGGCAGTATATTGAATATCCGCAAGTTTTTGCATTAGGTGAAGATTTTGAATCTGTACCTTTAGCAGTTAAAAATAGTGATAATAGTGTTGAAATTAATATCGACAGTGGTTCGATTGATATTTTTATTCAAGATGTTAATACTAAAAAAATAGTAGAATTTACTGAAACTACGAGTTTATTTTTAGAAGGTCCAGATTCTACAGTTTATGAAAAAAGATTAAATGAGAACGGAGTTTATGAATTTAAATTTGGAAACGGTATATTCGGTAAAAAATTAAATGAAGGTGATGGTATTCTTATATATTATATTCAAAGCTCAGGTGCCACTGGTGTTATTTCACCAGGAATATTAGATGGTAATATTTTAAATTTTTATGTAACTCCAAGATTTACACAAATTAGTAGGGATATTTATGATAGTACTTTTAATTTTATAAGATTAAATCAGACCCCTTTTTTAAGTTTTTCAAACCCATTACAATCAACCGATCCAATTTTAAAAGAAGATGTTGAAAGTATTAGAAATAATGCTTCTAAAAACTTTCAACTTCAAAATAGAATTATAACTTTAAAAGATTATAACAATTTTTTAGATGCTAACTTTTCACAAATTCTAAAATCTTTTAAAGTTATTAATAATAATGATTATGTAGATAGTTATTTAAATTATTTCTTAAATATCGGTTTAAATAAACCGAACGATGATAGTAGAGTTTTATTCAATCAAGTTAATTTTAATTCTATTAATCAAGCAAATAACATATACCTATTTTTAGTTTCTAAATTTAACAATGTAGATGCAAATGATAATTTAAATTATCTTACAACATCTCAGAAATCATCTATTGTTAATTCTTTTCGACAACAGCAGCAAGCCAATATAAATGTTGTACCTGTTGATCCAGTTTACACATCATTTAGTTTAGGTGTAAGAACTGGTCAAACCCCGGATGACATTACATCAAGTATATCTAATGAATCGTTTTTAGTTATTAAGAGGGATATTTTAAGTAATACTAGTACAGAAGCTATTAAAGAAAGAATTAATAATATATTTGTCAATTACTTCGAATCTTTAGGTTTAGGTAGTTTGGTAAGTTTAAAAGATTTAAGCAACCAAATTTTTCAAGTCGGTGGGGTTGAGCAAATACGAACAAGAAGAATTATAAACAACCAAACAATTAATGAGGTAGATGGTATTAATCTTCTCGCATTAAACCCTATATACCCTGAAAATGATATTGAATTAATTTCTAGTGATTTATTATTACCATTTTTTAAATACCCGTATTTAAAAGGTAAATCAATATTATCTAATATTATTATAGAGAATTTGTAATATGTCGTACAGTTTCAATAAAGACTACAGCCCATTATCAGGTATTGATGTACCTTTGAATATATATGATAAAGATTTTAATCTTACTTTATCAAATACATCAGCTACCCCAGTTACTGGTGATCGTATATATTCAGGTAGTTTAGGAGGAATTTATGCAATACCAAATTTTTTAACTGTTGATCCTACCATTTCTGATACTAATTTTTTTATAGACTTTGGTGATGGAACAATAATTGAAAACGATTTATCTGCTTTTCATGAATACAAAACATCAGGTAATTTCCCTATAACATTGGTTGTCGTTTCAAGTGCAGGTTCATTTTTTAGGTCCAAAGATAGCTATATGTTGAATGTAAAGGATGCAGTACCAGATAAGATATTTTTATCTCAGGATGGTACTCAACAAAATGAAAGTGAAGGGACAATTAAATTTTATATCACTAGATTTAATACATTACATACATCCAGATTACTATCTGCTAATAATTATAAAATAAATTTAACCGTCGATAAGAATGCCTCACCATTAGAAAATGAAGCTAATTATATTAATAACCCTGATTTTCAATATAAAAATAGAAGTTTTTTCTTCACATCTCCTGATATAAATTTTAAGGTAATAGATGGGGTTGAAACAACTAGTGATTTTATTTACGGTAAATTTGAATCTGGTAAATTACATGTCTCAACTACTTCTGCTACCGATACAATTCTTTTAGGTACTTCTGGATTTGGAACATTTCATTTTTACGAACCTGGACCAGGTAACTAGTATAATAATCTTAAATTAATTTAGTTTTTTAAGTTCTTGTATTTCTTTACCTAATCTTTTTACCTCTTCAATTAAAACTGGTATAAGACTTGTATAGTCTACTGTTAGATAACCATCACTATTTTCTCTAACTAAACTTTCATCAATGTTGTATAAGTCTTGAGCTAATATACCTTTACCTTTTCCAGATCTTTTAGATCTACTATTCCAATCAAATTCATAACCAGTCAAATTACTAACAAAATTTTCCGAATCGATTGGACTTAAATTATCTTTTAATCTGTTATCAGAAGTAGAAAAAGCTGTTATATCTCCAGTAGAATTAATAGCTCCGGAGTTAATAGTTCCAGATACACATAAATTACCGCAGATACAAGTATTTCTTAGATTGCTTTGACCGCAAACTGATATACAATCATTAAAAGATATACCATTATTAAATGTACCAGCACCAGTTAATAAAAAAGGACCACCAGTAAGACCATCTGTTATTGTGTCGCCTAAAACTATTAAATTATTATCTATCGTCTGACTACCTTTAACACAAACATCAGTATTCGTAGTTATACCTTGACATGCTAAAAATGGACCACTACTTACTAATGAACCGTGAAATAAGGAATTACTATCACCTGAACCTAAACTTATAGCAGAACAACAACCTAAAGCGTCTGTTATTCTAGTAGTTTGTCCTCCGTCTAATTTACCATTATTAATAGTTTTAAGTATGCCTTCATACGATTCGTTTATATTTTCTCCTGTTAATTTAGCCATTATTTGTTCTCCAAGGTTTTAATTCTATTGTTTAGACTTTTTACTTCTTCAATTAAGTGAGGTATTAATTGAACATAATCGACAGATAAGTAACCATCTTGATTTTCTCTTACCGCAGATGGAATTAACTCTTTAACTTCTTGTGCTATAATACCGGTACCTTTACCTATTTTACCAGACTTCTCATCCCAATCATAAGTGTAACCATTTAAATTGTTTATAACATCGTTTGAATTATTAATTTTAATAATATTATTTTTTAATCTTTTATCTGAAGTATAAAACGCTGTTATATCATTTTGCGAAGTAATTGAACCATTTACTGATAAATTACCTGCAACATTAATATCGTCTACAAATGTAGTTCCACAAACATTTAAATCACACAACATACAGGCATTGGCACAGAAAGTAGCAAGGCCATCATGATTTGTTATTCTTAATTGAGTAGTACCACAAATAACATTAGTACATGTCGCCCCATCTAAACCATTTGCTACTTGCAATCTCGTGCCTATACACACCCCTCCATTTTGTACTTCAAGTAACTTATCACCTACAATATTATTTTGATCTTCACCATTAATTATTGTAGGC